AGCAATGTCAGCAGAGCACTGGCGACACTGACGCTGTCTTCAGGAATGCTGTCAGTAGTCAGCGCGAAGATGAAGCCGCCGACGAGCAGCACCAAGATAGCTGGTGCTGAGATCGCAAGGTTTGCACGCGCCTTCTGACTTGCAGGCTGCATCAGTCGGATACGCGCCAGTTCCAGCTTGATCTCGTCTCGTTGGATCGCCCGCTTGGCGTTGGCCTCCTCGCGCTCACGGGCGACGACTGCCTTGTATTTCTCTCGCGCAGCTCTGGCCTCTGCACGCTTCATGGCGAGTGCTGCTCGTTGGTCTTTCACGACGAAAACCTGCTTGTCACTGTTGTTCTCTAGTTCGTCCAGGGGGTTGGTCATGGCTAGCCTACGTCTTCCACGGGTTCCGAAGGATCAAATGGCAGCACCTTGGACAAGTTCATCAGCGGCTCTGACTGACCAGTGCTGGCGTCAATGCCGTTGTCGCGCAGAAACTGACGGGCAACACTGAGGTCACCAGACGTAGCTTCGCCGCTTTTGATACGCGCCATCAGTTCTTCTGCGATGACGTTATGCAGTTCTTTCAGTCCGTCTTGATTCATGACTTTGATGCCCATTGGATAAGGAGAGACGCGACAGCCCCTAGGACTCCAGCAACGCCTAGGAGCCAGCTTCGGGACTGTTCTACTGATCGCAGCCGAGCGTCGAACTTACGCATCTCCTCGTCCAACACGGTTTGTCGGCTGATTAGGGAGTCCACCTTCCCTTCCAGCCGACCAAGGGCCAGCATAAGTTCGTCGTTCATCTCTAGCTCCAGCGAAGGACAACCCCGCTGACGCGGATGTTCTTGTTGTTCAAGGTCTTCACGCGATACTTCATGGATGTTCCAGAAGGTTGCGCGGAGATGTCGGCTTCGCCAGAGAACATGGTGAAGTTGGAGTTCACCGCTCCAGCCGTCAGGGTGACCGCCGTGTAGGTGGTCCCTCCATCGCGGCTGATCTCAGCAGTCAAGTCAGTGTTGACGGTTGCAGAGTCTACGAACTGAGCTTGGACGGAGATGCGTCCCTTGGTAGGCACCGAGTCCGCAGTCAGCCCGCCGTTGATAAGCGTCATGTTGACCGCAGCGTTCTGAACAGAGAACGCCAAGCGCATCGTGGCTGAAGTGTTGGCCGTGATGCTGGTGATGGTGTCGTGGTTGCCGGTGTCGTGCGACTCATCGTGAGCAGCGTAGTCAACTGTTGCCGCGCCAAAGCCGCCGCTCACGTCGCTACAGACAAACCAGTATTCAGTCCCAGCAACCAGTGTCGGCGCGTTAGAAGACCATCTAAAGGTTTTGTCGCCTACTGCGTCGATTGCGATTGGGTCGCTGGCTCCTCCTACAATTGACCCGGGGCTACCGCTTTCCAGAACACTGTAGACAGAAACCGTCGCGTTGAATGCAACGACAACGGAGTCCACGTTGACCTTGACGCTTTCCAAGACGCCTGATGTGCCCGCAAAATCTTTGTGCGCGACATGCCGACCGTTAGCGTTGAGGTCGCCCCAAGAAGCAAAGTTGGTCCCTCCAGTAAGTCCGAAGGTGCCCTCATCAGTCAGCGAGATGGTGCTATACCAGTCGTTGGCGTCGTCGTAGGTCTCGTTCGTGCTTGTGGAGCCTACAGTGTCAGCGTCAAACGGATCAGCTTGGCCTGAGCCAAAGTTCAACGCAGCTCCCTTTAGGTCCGCAATCTCTAACGCTAAGTGGCGACCGTCCGTCAGAGTGACGTGGGTCTCTGCCATGTAGGAGCCAGGGATTCGCCCTGTAGCGTCAAGCTGGACAACCTTGCCAACGTCTGTGTCAACAGGACCAGAAGGAGTCTTAGAAGCGACATCCTTCAACATTGAAGTATCAATTTTTTGAGTCATGGTTTTGGTCCTTAGCTGAACTCGATGGCGAATACCGTGCGGTTGCCCAGCGACGCGAGCGATTCAGTTGTTAGAATGGTCGGCTCTCGAACGCTACGAAACGCCACATCTATCGTGAACTGGCTGGTGCTGCCCGTCCCGATAAATCCTAAAATGGGTATGGCTCCATGGACGAACCCGCCTCCCTGAACGTATTGAAGAAACAAATATTGTGCGCCAAAGCGAGTCCCGTTGTGGAGGTTTCCTCGACCATTGGAGGGAGTATTGTTGAGGATAAGCGCCGCACGCATCCCCGCTCTGCTTTGGGTAGTTGAACCAGCGCCGCTCGTCCGACACGCGCCCGACATTGATCCAACAATTAGGAACTTAGAGCTAGACGATTTAGGAGTAAGCGTCGCTCTAATACCTGATATTACGTATTGGGCATCGGTGATCAGCACGTTTGTGGCGCTAGGAGGAGTGGTGTCACTGGTGGGGTTGCCATTAGCATCAACTAGACTGAACGTCTGAATACTGTGGATCTTGATGCCTGTCTGGCCGTTGAACTGAAGGGCACCTACGACGTTCAAGATGCCCGTGGCGTTGACATCTCCAAATGTCGCGTCTCCATCGGTTGTTACATTGGCAAGCACGGACCCCGCGCTGTTCTGCCACTCTTGCAAGTTGGCGCTGGTCTGCCCCGACTTTTCCTTGACCGTTAGAGCTGCCGCTGAGCCATCAGCAACAATGGGCTGCGCCAGCGTGTCGCGAGCTACGCCGATGTTGCGGACGGTGATCGACACGCTGCTGGCAATAGCCGCGCCGAAGGTAATGTTGCTGCCGCTAATCGTGTAATCCGTGGTCGGTCGCTGGGCTACACCGCCGACATCAACGATAAACGCCTTGGGGTCTGTAGACTGAGGCGCAGGGCTAAGTGCGTATGGTCCAGCAGTTCCGTCTCCATTGAACGAGTAGACACTCAGCGGAGTCGGTGAGTTGTAGAGCGACAGGCCGTCTACATACTGCTTGGTGACCGCATGGTCATCAGTGGTCGGCGTAGCGACGTTCTTGATGTTAGCGTTCAGCGCGTCGAACTTGTTGTCTTGCAGATCCTTGTTCAGCGCGTTGGTAGACCCGCTGTCGTCTGCTTCCTGCGCTACAAAGAGTAGACCTAGAGCAGCTTGGTCAAGGTCTTCCGCCTTCAGCACTGAGCCGTCCGAGAAGTCTGCAACGTCCGTCTGGAAGCCGCTCTTACCCTTCGGAGTAGTCCTCTGAATGATGATGACGGAGCCAGCAGCAGCCGGGGACGCCAAGGTCACCGTGTTGGCGTTGGTGTCGATGGTGAAACCGGAGGACGCCAAGGTGACGCCGTTGACCGATACCGACAGGTGACTGGTCGAGAGGTAGTCGAAGTTGATCGAGAACGGACCAGTTCCCGACGACTCGTATCTAACAAAACTGAATGGAGATGAGTTGCTGGGCATGGGTTAGTCCTCAATCAATCGAAGGAGATCCTTGTAGTCTTGGCCGACGCGACGGCGGCTCTTAATCATGTCAACGATCTTGGCGCGCTTGTTCACCTCTGGGAACTCGTCCAACATCTCGGCGTAAGCCCTCGATCTATACTTGTTCAGAACACTCTGAATCAGACGGGCTCTTGGGCTTTTGTCGAGACCGTCAACCGGCTCGTAGGGGAGTCGCTTGTATTGCGTGGACGACATTAGCTTCTTCAACTCTTGCCGGATCGTCCTGCCGTTGATGCGGATGCCAGAAGACAGTTCTTGCCAGCGATCGTAGGCAGACTGGTTGCGATCGTTGAAGTAGTCGCGCAGCTCCACGCCGTTCTTCAGTGACCGCGGCGCAGAGAACCCGTGGCCGATCTTGTCGAACTCCTGCATCATCTTGTCGTCTTTGACGGTGGAGTAGGAGAACGGCCAGACAAGGTCCAAGGCAGCGTATGTGCCGTTGTCCATGATCTCTTCCCCCAGCATGTTGCGGCGGTGAGGGACGCTGTCCGATAGCCCAGGAACGCGGGCAAACAGCGCGTCCTTCATGTTCTTGATGTCCATCATCTCGTCTGGACCTGACCTTGCCATTTGAGCAAACAAGTTTGGAACTGCAAACGAGGCCATCGTGCGCTGGAAGGCACCGGGCAAGTAGATCTCTGGGTTGAACAGCAAGTTCGTGGTGTCCTGCACTCCCTTGAGATACGTCTTTGACGTGATGTTCTTAGAGATCGCCATCGCCGCGCCCAAGGCAAGGTCCGAAGCGTCTTGGCGTTGCTCTTCATCGCCTTGGTTCATGATGTCTACCAAGTCAGCGGCAATACCGAAGAACGATGCAAACGGGTCAAGACGTTGGTAAGAGACATAACTGTCGCCAATCTTGAAGCTGTATGCCTGCCAGCCAGTCTGCTCTTTCAGTCGGCGCTGGTTGAAGTCCTTTGGTCCACCCCCAGTGATCCCGCCGTTCATGGCAGCAATAGTTGCTCCGCTAAACAGCGTGACTCCAGTTGCAAGACGGCCCAACGCCTCCGCTTGCTCTTCTTTTTGCAAGCCAGTCAAAGCAGCTCGGTCAGCTTCAAACATTTGCGACATGCGCTTTTGAATTGCTGACCCTTGACCACTTCCCAACACTGGCACGCGATCCAAAACGTATTGAATGATATTGGTCGGCGTGCGGACGAATGGCAGTAACAACTTCAACGGAGGAAATTTGGTAGTCGCGTCCGTAGCGAGTCGCCCTAGTCCCGAGAGAGGACCTCGATCTTTACTTAGTGGAGTCGTGAACGTGACTTCACGCGCAGTCGCTAAAGCCCTCTCAGCAATCGGGCTATACTGGCGCATCTTCTTGCCAACGTAGTCGTTGATTTTGATCGCGTAGTCAGGGTCTGCCTTGTCAAATAACTTCTCGGCTTCATTGACAAACTTTTGAGCAGACAGGAACTGACCGTCATCGACGATGTATTGGAACTCTTTCTCAACCCACTCGTTGATCTGCTCAGTGCTGACCTTCTTATCAATGGCTTGCTTGTATAGCTCTGTCTTGACCGTGGTTCTGTAGTTCAACTGCTTGAAGAACTCGTCAGAGAACGCCAGAGCTTTACCAGGTGCGTTGACTACGTTTCTAGCCAGCCACTTGGCTGCAATAATGTCTATTGACTTTTCGTTCAGGTAAGACTCAATTTTGCCTTCGCCGAGCCCCCTTTCAGCAACTCTAGCTGAGCCTATGTCCAGTTGGCCTTGCCCTTCTCTGAACGCCATTTTTGCCAACTTCAAAACGTCGCTGATCTGAGACGGCATCAACAGCAAGCGGCTTAGCTCCAGCTTTGCGTTCCGTAAGTTGCCCGCAAGAGCCTGTCCTGCGGCCCTTTCCAAAGGCGCAAAGATTGTAGTTGCGAGTCCTCCAGCAATGTTGACCATTTGCGTCGTGGGACCGGACAAGATGGAGTTCATCCACCATTCTTCAAGAGCGCCCACCAGCCCTACTTTGCCGCGTGTGTATTTTAGGAACGCTCCCCGGCCATTGCCTAGAACGGCTCTAGTGCGCTCGATTTCTTTGAGAACTGCGTCTTCGCCGCCGTAGATGTCTAAAATGCGATCAACAATTTCTTTTTGATCCAAGTTAGCTTCCGAGAACTTTTCTAGCGGCGACTCCTCAGCAATGTTCTTGGCGACTTCACTTGCTCGCGATCCAGTGGTTTTACGTTGGATTGACTGCAAGTTTCGACCGAACTCACTCTGAGTGGCCCTGATGTTGTTTGAAAGCGTCTTCCAGTTCTTCTGCATCAGCAAGAACTTGGCGAGTTCCTTGCGCCTGTCGTCAAGCGAGATGTCAGTTCTGGTCGCCTCCCTCATCTGCTTCCGCAAGCGGCTAGCTGTTTCGTCCAGTAGCTGACGTATTGCCCCCATTCGATAGCGATTCCGAATAAGACCTTTCCTGGTTTCTTCGGTGACTTCACCGGCGTCTCGAATGCGAACTTCAAGATCAGTCAATCGAGTTCCCGTCGCCTCGTCTACGAGCTTTGCGTTCTCTAGGGCGGTGGCTTCGTCTGCACGCAGCTGAGCTGTAACCGCAGTGTCGTATGCCTCTCCGGTTTCACGAGTCAGGCTCGACTCTTGGACAGCCTTCTCTGACTGCTTCAGTGCGTCATCGACACTCTTGGTCAGATACTTCTCGACCATATCAGCAGTGCCGCCGCCGTTCTCAACGCTCAACAGGTCGTCTTGAGCTTCCTTAGCGGTCTGCTCAGGTGCAGCTTCTGCTGCCTCGTCAGTTTGCTTGGCCGTTGCTTCTGCTGCCTCGTCGGCTTGCTTGGCTGCTGTTTCAGTTCCTTGCTCAGCAGCTTCGCCCGCTTGCCTCTTGGCAGCAGCTCGCGCATCTGCGATGCCTTGTTGAAGTGACTGAACAGTGACTCCCTTGCCGTTGCGCTTGACGCCAGGGTGCTTCTTGGCCTCTGCACGCAGTTGCGACTTGGTCATCTGCTTAAGGTCATCGTCGATCGGAGCCGCCTGCTTGACCTCTGCTTCTACAGTTTCCTCTACAGCCTCGTCAGTTTCCTTTGCAGCCGCTCTTGCAGCGTCCTGCTCTTTCACGGACTGCTCCAAAGCAATCGAAGCGGCTTGCTTGTCTGGCAGTGCCTTGACTCCCGCTCGGAATGCGCGGAGACCGATCATGACTCCGTCAACGGCAACGCCAAGACCCGCGCCCTCCAGAGCCGCCTTCAATCGTCCAAGAAGTTCAGAGTCTTCTTCATCAGCCGCAAGAAACTCAGTGACCGGGTTCTGCAACTCCGGCACCATCTGGATCATGTTGGACAGCCGCTGTTCGTGACCATCAAAGACCGTCACGTCAGCGATGGCACCGGCTGTCGCATACTTACCAGCCTCCATGCCACGCGCCAGCAGCAATGCTGGGACGTTGCGGTTGGCAGCTTGCAGAGATCGGACGGCCTTG